TAGATATAATCTTGTCCGCTGATTGATGTAGATACAATTTCAAAGCTCATTGTTCTACCGTCAATGGCTTTATTAAATGCATACACGGGAACATCGGTATTAATACCCTGTATACGATATTGTTCTGTGGGAATCCCATAGATTGTGTTTTTATCTTCTGGACTGCCGTATTGATTAGACTGAGACAGTGATGCGTTGATAATTTTAATAAATTGATCATACCAATTTGCATTAGCAGGGTCGTTCCATACAACTAATTGACCCGAAAGGTTTCTTCCGTTTGAGTCTAAAATATTCTGTGTTGTTCTTATACTTCCAAACTTTAATAGACCATTGGCTGTTTGATTACGTTTAGCATTATAACTCAATAGCCGTGCTAGGCGTAGTACGCTTTCGCGGCGCTCTGCTAGTTCTAAGAAATTTTCACGGGCATTTAAATCAACACGGAAAGCTATGCTTTGGCCCAAGAATGCAATAAGATCAATTAGGGCAAGGTATTCTGATGATTCAATATAATCGTTATAATCTTCTGGATAATTTTGACGGATGTAGGCAATCATTGTCCTACGTAGATTCTCAAAGTCATAGCTTTGGAAGTCAGCATTGCGGAAAGATTGATATACTTTTTTCCAATCTTCTGCTACTAATAATCTATTTTGTCTATCGGTTGATGACATAGTTGTTCCTGTTTTTAATATTTATCGGATCTAAATAACTGCGTATTTTACTCTGCTAGTAATCCGTTGGCTTGATCAAATGATATACGCATACTTTGGCTGATGTTATAGGGCAAATAAGTCAGTATACACTCTATTTGTATGCCACTTTCGTAGGCTGTAACTATAACTTGATCAGCTTTAACACGGGGATCATAATTAATAATGTCTGTGACGTTTTTAGTCACAACTTGTTTAAGGTCTTCCGTTAATGGTTCAAAAAGTATGTCCCAAATAATCGTACCAAATGTAGGATTCATTAGGCGCTCACCTTGACGAACATGAAAGTGATTTAATATATCTTGTTTAATAAGTTCTAGATCAAATAAAGAAGAGTTTTCGCTGGCTGCGCTGACTGTACTAAACCCTTTATAAGTTTGAGTGCCAGGTATTTCATTGGCCTGGTACGGTGGTTTTAATACAATTTTTTCATATAGATTAGCATTAGTAGTCATAATTATCTTCCTCTTCTATTGCCAAACGGAGTAGCATTACCCGGTGGCTGTGTTGTTTCTGGCGGTTTAACTTTTTCAAACGGGTCAACAACTGTGGAGTATTTTTTCCAGTATTCAGGAGTAACTACTGTTTTTCTTCCTACACTTCTGTCAGTTTTGTCAGGAGTAAACATTGCCGGATCTAAATTCTCATGATACGGCCAAGGTTCATGCGTTGGTACACGCATCATAATGGTGTTAAAATTTCCACCAAAAGAATCAGGATTTGGAAAAGTACTTAATTCACTGGCTGTGGCTGCACTTGGTCCGTTCATATGAATCTGTGTTGCAGTTTCTACATGATTTCCTCCTGCGCTGATATTGCTTGTGCCGCCTACTGTAATTTTACCGTCTTGGGCTGCAATTAAATGATACTCTGTACCAGCTTCAGCATGAAATACTTCTGCGGCTTTAATGTTTACACTACGTCCGGCTTCTAGATTAATATCACGATCAGCATAAAAGTTCATATCTTGTCCAGTATGAATACTAATGCTGTCTTCAGCAAATATATCAATCTTACCATTACTGGTTAACTCAATCCAAGTTGTACCTTTGGCATTACCGATGTAGATTAAATCTTCACTATTGTGTAAAAGAATTTGATGTCCGGTACGAGTACGAATCCTTACTAGCTCATTGTGAGGTATGTCAGGCTGTCCTAGAGTCTCTCCATTGGCAACACTGGCATAATCAGGTGGTCCGTCACCTGCAGGATTTTTGCGAAGAAATTTATCATCGCCGTCATCCATTACAAAAGTAGTTCCGCCGAGTCTGCTAATAAATTTATTAACTTGATTGTTTAATTTTCCAACTCTTCCTTTGGGTGCAGTTGACCGTTTATCTATTGGGCCTGGCGTACTAATTCCAAATACTGAACTAGGAGTTTCTCTACGAGCACTGCTAGTTGTAATACCTCGTATGTCATCAGCAATTAAACCTTGGGCTGCTAGTGCAGTTGCCAGCGGGTGTTGTGGTTTTTTAATCTTAGTTGAGTCTAGTTCTGATGTGCCAGCAAGTTTCTTGTTGTATTCAGCAACTGGTGATCTAGCATATTGTCCTTCGACATTATATTTTGTTGCGGCAATTCCAGGTACCATAAAATTTTGATCATTATCGGAAATACAGCCTATCCAATAACCTCGTTTAGGGTCTCCGTCAATAAAGATTACTACAACAGTAGATCCTACATCTGGAGGTACAAACCACATACCGTAACTTTTTTGTGTACCATCATAATTGTTTTCAGTTACGTAGTCAACACTCGTCTGTCCGGCAAAAGGACTCATGTATTTTACTTGAACAAGATTTCCTTCTGCGCCACTTTCATTGCCAACGGGTCTTAGTATTTCTACTTGAAGTCCGCCCATATAATTTGGATCAAGATGGCTTACTACTTTAGCCAAGAATGGTCCGGGTCTGGGTGTAGGTTGTTGTGATGATCTAATTTCTTCTGCCATTATAGTCTCGCTCCGCTAGGAACACCTTGGTAAGCCCTGTTTGTACTATTATTTCCAGTTATTGCACCAAGTATACTAGCATTGGTTGCGTTAACTGCCTGTTGTCCTTCATTAGGCGGTGCAGCACTAGGAGGAACCGATGTTGAATTAGTTGTTTCAGGGTCAGCTTGTACTTCAGCTCCAGGAAACTTAGTTGCATAATTAGCAGCATTTTGTACAGCAGCTTCTTGCATTCCTCTCCTATTAAGATGTAGCACTTGAGTAAACTGGCCGTGACTAAAATTATGAGTTACTGTATTAATTTTAAATAATCCAGAATAGTTTAATAGTATTTTTGAATCTGCAAAATCATACATGCCAGTGCTTTGATTAATATCAACAGGTGTTCTAAAATTAACCACTATATCAACTTCACTTGTCTGATAACTTACTGACCCGTCATCGGTCATATTTGTTAGTCCGGTGGTAGTAGGAGCAGAATAATTTCCTAAACCGCTGTCACCAATATAATACGGATCTCCGATAATCTTTAAATCAACAGTTACCATATCAGCACCTTCAGTGACTGCTTCATAAAACTGTATTGCAACTCGAGTTGCAATCGTTTCTGCTCCGCCGCAGCCTTGAAACTCATTACTAGTAATTGTACCAACTGGTAATGTTTTAGTGCCAGCAGATCCAGTAATTGGATTTTTTTGTCCGCTAAGTGGCGGACTTTCTACATTTTCTGCATCAACATTGCTGTTGTTGGCTTGTCGTTGAACGTCTTGGGATTTACTATTATTGGCAGCAGTAAATTTTGTATAAAATCCAGCTTTGATATTAATGTCAAAATCTATAATGTCTAAATTTTTACCTGTGTAAATGTAGTTGTATTCTTTAATTGCTTGTTTTTTTAAATTATCAAAGCCCGGAGCAGGAGTATTTGCTGGCATAAATTTTCCAGAGTGTACGCGATAAGGTACAACTCTATAAACTATTAACCTAGGCTTAGTACCAGTCTTAGTATAATTCTCTTCACTGGGTATTTGATAAAATTCAGCGTCAATACGCCACCACGGTATCATACCATTTTCATCAATCTGTTCTTTTTTCAGTGCTTGTCTAGCATAGTCGCTTTGTATAATAACTTGATTAATTGCATTGATTACGTCACTGCTTTGTTTAAACTGTAGATTACCTATAGTAATATCAGGTGTTAATGGAAGCCAAGTATTAGTTTTTTCATCGTACACTTGCTCTTCTTTAGCATAAGGCGTGTCACCTTTTTTCTCTGTATTGTATCCCATGCTAGAGCAACCAATAGCATTGCAGTAGACAGGATCTTGTACTAAATTAGTCACTGACCCAATATTTGTTTCAACAACTCCTAACTTTTGAAATAAAGTATTATTATTTGCAGTGGTGCTAGGATTTGCTGTAGCAGTAGATGAATTTTCTTTCTGATTTGATCCAGAATTAGAAGTTGATGATGAGCTAGAAATATCTGTCGGAAATAAAATCACTATTTGATCTGCTACATTTACTGTGCCGTCTTTTACCTGCAATCTTTGGTAGTCATTTAATACTTTTTGAAGACTGTTTTCTCCTGTTTGTAAAACTTCTTGAACTGTTTTTCCGCTAATTCCAACATCAGATTTAAGTTTAGTATATCTGTCTGAATGTGCTCCGTCGTTCCATGCTATACAAGTAATTTTATAAGTAGACCCTTTACCAGTTACATGCATTTCAATAGTCTGTAATTTAATAGGAATGTATTTT